CTCCTAGGGCAAGCCAGAGGGGTCTATGGGGGTATCCATAACCCGCCATAGGTGGCGTCTTTGAAAACTAAACGGGGGTTAAAGTGCCAAAGGTGGCGTGTTATAAGACCTTTAGCAAATAGGGGTTGACGTTAAACCTAAAGCCCTCATAACTCAATGGCGTACCCAATACACCAAGCCATGAAGACCACCAAAAAAATCCTAACCCTCAAGCAGTGGATCAAGCGCTTCGACGCCATCCTTGCCAACACCCAGAGCGAATTCGACAAGGCATATGAAAACTTCCTCTATGCCCAAGACGGCATCAAGTCTGGTAAGCCTGCCGATTTTGACTGGGCTGGCTACTTGGCTACGGCCGAAAGCAACTTCAATTACTACAAGCAGCAATTGGACCTCCATAAGTATTGGGTCAAGACTGCTGAACGCTCTTACCCCGGCTATGTCCGCATGGAAAAAGAATATAACCCTCGCTAATCTCCCAACCAACCAACCCATGAAACTCCTCCTCGCCCTCCTCGCTGGTCTAGCCCTCACGGCCTACATCCTCGCCCTCGCCGACGGCCCGTCCCTCGTCGACATCATTAACAAGTACTAATCTTATGACCGAACAAGAAGCCGAAGCCTTTAAACATCGCATCCACGTCAAAGCATGGAAAGCCCGAAACCCCGAAAAGGTTAAAGCCTACAAGCACAAGCAATACCTCCGCAGGAAAGCCCGACTCAAACAAGCCAAAGCCTAACGAACCTAATCCCATGCCCGACCCTCTCTCCATGTCCCAAGATATGCTGGCCTCCCCGGCTCATGTCATCCGCGGGCTCTCCTACCAGATTGCCTACTCCCGTGATCGCGTCCTCCAAGGCGATTGGACCGAGAAGTACGCCCGCCAGCGTATTGCCATGTGCGCTGCCGTTGCCGAGGAGAACCTCCGCGAGTCTCACAACTGCATGGCGGTCTCCATCTACGCCAACCTTACCACTGGCTGTCGTGCCTTGTTCACTTGGACCTACGTCGACCGCAACGGCGAGAAGGACTCGGGCTCGGTTCACCCGACGATGGACGGACGATGAGACTGCTCGCCCTGCTCTTGGCCTCCGCCTCCCTGCACGGCGTCACCCCTGGACAAGTCGAGGCCATCATCTTCGTCGAGTCCTCCGGCAACCCCAAGGCCATCGGGCGACTCGGTGAGCGGGGGCTGGCTCAGTTCTTCCCAGCTGCGTGGGCCGATACTACCCGCTGGCGTGCCCGCCACGGCCTTCCGACCTACGGGTACAGCACTTGGGCCACGGACGAAGGAGTAGGGCGGGAATACGCCACCTCTTGGCTGACTCTCCTCGAGGAACGGCTGACCACGGCGCTAGGCCGCAAGCCCTCCATCGGCGAAATCTACGCCGCCCACCAACTCGGCTTTGCGGGCTTCAAGGCTAAAGGGTTTGACCTAAGGGCTTGTCCTGCCATCACTAGGGTCGTGGTCGCTCGTCTAAACCGAGACCCACGCACCAAATGACCAAGCCCCTTATCGTCGCCGTAGACCCCGGCCAATCTGGGGCCATTGTCTGGACCCAAGACTTCGTCGAGATATATATCGAGAAGATGCCGCCCACCGATGTCGAGGTCGCCCAACTGATCGCCTCCTTCCACGTCCTCAACAAAGACGTACAGGTGTACCTCGAGGAGCCTTCGACCGCCGGCTACGGTCCGCTCATCCCTGCCTCTTCCATCGCCCGCCTTGCCCAGAACTTCGGCCTTATCTACGGGGCGACCATCGCTATGGGCTTTGCCCTGCACCGCGTTAAGCCCCAAGCGTGGCAAGCCGCCCACGGCCTCGGGAAGAAGAAGGACCACGGCAAGGGCTGGAAGAACCACCTCAAGGGGAAAGCCCTCGAGCTTTGGCCCGCCCTCGACGTCAGCCTAGCCAACGCCGACGCGTTACTCATCCTTGACGCTGCTCGACGCGGCGCCATCAACTAACCCCCTTCCCATGCAAAAGAAACCCTCCAAGCAAAACCCTGAAGCCAAGACCCCCGCGACCTACCGCGAACTCTCCGGCTCTTCCTACGTCGTCCTCTCTGACGGCACCGTGGCCCGTAAGTTAAAGCCCCGCGTGTCGGGTTCGAGCCGCTCCTGGTTCCTGTCGCACGACAACCGCCTCCGTTGCGTCACTCAGAAGACGGTGGACGAGATGACTTCATTCCCGTAAGCCTTTCCCACAACACAAACCAAGCCATGACTAAAAAAGAAACCACCTCCGCAGTTAGCCAGGAGCAAAGTAATCCCTACTTCGACCTGATCACCGCCCTCTCCTCGATGGAGAACGTCGGCGCCAACCGCATCAACCCAGCCTTCAAGGCCCGGTACGTCTCGCTCGACGCTCTGCTCGACGCGGTCAAGCCTGTCCTGCAAGCGCACAACCTCGCCCTCGTCCAAGTCCTCGAGACTGAGGAAGGCAAGGTCGGCGTCTCGACCTCCCTGCTGCACACCTCGGGCCATATGTTCTCCTTTGGGAAACTGATGGTCAAGGCCGACGGCCTAACAGCCCAACAGGTCGGGGGATGCCTAACTTACATCCGGAGGCAAAGCATCCAGACCGCCATGGGCATAAGTGTTGACCTCGATTTGGACGGTAATGACTCAGCGTCCAAGCTCCAAGCCCCCAAGGTCTTTATGGGCGAACTCAAGTTCGAGAAGGCCGCCGTGGAGATCCTCGTGACCAAGGGTTGGCTCAAGCCTGGACAAGGTTTGAAAGACCTCAGCGCTGAACACCTCGCCGCCATCAACACCCACGCCTTTGAACAGGCCGTACGGAACGCCGCCAAATGAACATCGACGACATCATCGAGAACGCCCAGCTAAAGGGCCGGGTCATCGGCCTAGAGGCTCAGGTCGAAACCCTCACGGCTGAGGTGAAGTGCCTTGAGGCCGTCATCCGTGCGCACGAACGCGTCGACTGCCAGGCGGTGGCTAACCTAAAGGCCGAGGTCGCCCGGCTTGACGACGAACTGAAGATGGAGAAGGAGAACGAAGACCGATTGGTGCGTGAGTTTCAGAACGCCAATAACGAAGTCTATGGATTGCAAAGGCAAGTCGCCGCCTTGATTGATGACCAGACCCGCCTCAATTCGCTAATCGCAAACATCAAAGACGACGCCGCCCGCAAGATACACGGACTCCAGCAGGACAACGAAACCCTGCAGAACCGCGTCGACTTCCTCGAGGGATAACCGATGACCACCTCGACCACCCACGGCACGGGGCAACCCATCAACGTCATCCTCACGGACCATACCATCGTCCTCATGTGGATCGTCAAGACCGAGGCCATCCGGCAGTTCTCCATCTCTGACATGAGCCACGCCGAGGTCGAACTCGCTGACTTCGAGGCCGTCATCCTAGCCAAGCAAGCCAAGCACCTGCCGACATTTGCCGGGGCGACCTTCGAGCTGAACGGTAACTCCTACGTCATCGACGCGGTAAGCCAATCGGCTGCCGACGTTATCAAGCGCCAGTCCATCCACCTTAAAAAGATATGGGTCTCAGCCCGCTCCTTCTTCCCCGCATGAAGTCGCTCGTCATCCCCTCGTCGGTCTACAAGGCCGCCGCCCAACCCGAGAACACCTTTGCCCTGCTCATCCTCTTGGACGGCTCCGTCTTCGTCGAACTCCAGGCTAAGTCTCACAAGGCTCTAGAGAAGGTCCTAGCCGGCTGGAAGGCCGAGACCCTGCCCACCCTTGCCCGGTCCGACGTCCGCTTCTTCTCCGTGAACTACGGCAAGGTTTTCGAACTCACCCTCTTCCGCTCCAAACGATGACATCCCAAGACCGCCTAGCCGCCGCCCTGCGCCGACTCCAGACCGAGGCCCGTAGCCTCTCCGCCTACCAGACCGCGTTCGTCACCCAAGCGGACATCCACCGCGTTAGTATCGACGGTGACCGCCTTCTCTCCGTCCTCGCGATCACGGACGCCGCCCGCATCGAGGACATCAATGACATGGTCGAGCTGCGTGAGCGCCTTAACATCGTCCGTGCCGACCTCGCCTCACTCCTGGTCAGCGTCCAGAACCTCCACGAGAAGGCCGAAGAGATGGACAAGACTTTGAGCGACGCCGAGAACCTAGTCGACAACCCCGACGAGGTGCTGTAATTCATTCCAACATTCACCCCCACAAGCCATGTATACCCCCGAAGAAATCCAAGCCAAACTCGCTGGCAAGACGCGAGCCGACTACGACGCTATCGACGCGTTAAACCAGACCTCAGCCAAGTTGCTCCTCAAGGCACCGGCTAAGTACGCCCACGACAAGGCCAACCCCCGCAAAGACTCTAAGGCCCTCCGTGAAGGCATCATGACCCACGCCGCCGTCCTCGCTCAGGACGAGTTCGCTAAGTTCAAGCCCGAGCCCGACACCGACAAGCGCACGAAGGAAGGCAAAGAGGTCCACGCCTATTGGAAGACCACCCTCCAGCCCGGTGACGTGCCTTGCAAAGCTGACGAGTACGACAACGCCCTCTCCTATTCAGACGCCCTGCGTATCGCCATGGGCCGTTACAACATCGTCCCCATCGCCACCGAGGTCATGCTTACCGCTGACTATATGGTGCCTATCAAGGGCTCGCTAGACCTGATCGCCGCGGACGGGTACGTCTACGACATCAAGACGACGATGGAAGAGGCCACCCCAAAGGGCTTTGGTCGTCAACTCATCTGGTCAGACGACTTTAAACTACAGGCCGCTTGGTATCTGCTCCTCTGCAAACTTAACTTCGGCGTACGCCCCAAGGGGTTCCGTCTCCTGGTCGTCGAGAAAGAGGCGCCGTATCTGACTGCCGTCTTCGAGCTACACCAAGACCTGATCGCGGAAGGCGAAGCCCTTATGCTCTCTGCCATCAAGGCCTACGAGGTCTGCAAGTCCTTTAACGAGTGGCCCGCCTACCCGTCCGAGGTTATCGTCATTGCCCGCCCGCAGTCGGCTGCTCCCCTCGCCCC